AGGTGGCAGCAGGATGAATGCAAACAAAACGATTCAAAAATTGCAGATGGCAATATTGCAGCAGGGTTTAGCTGTTACCGTAAGCCGGAGACAATTTTTTTCAACAAAAACTCAACATTTTATAACAATTACAGCATTAAATATTAAAGTTCTTCACTTTTTTAAGAAAAAAGGAGAGTGGAAAGAGCAGAATTACGAGATTATGAGCAGTGCTTCCCAACTGGAAATTATTGAGTGCCTGCTGGAAATATATAAGGCAGTCAGTGGATGAAGAAAATAACGCCAAAACAAAAGAAATTCGCGGATTTTTACATTGAATGTGGAAACGCAACAGAAGCAGCAAAGAGGGCGGGATATTCAGAGAAAACCGCCTATTCTATTGGACAAAGGTTGTTGAAAAATGTTGAAGTATCTGCCTATATAGCAAAGAGGCAGCAGGAAATTGAAAGTGAGAGGCTCTGTACGCTGAAAGAAATACAGGAATTTAGAAGTCGTGTGATACGAGGTGAGGAAAAAGATGCCTTTGGTTTGGACATTGAAATATCAGACAGATTAAGTGCATGTAACCAACTTGAAAAAGCTTTAGCAATTGAAGAGATGGAGAAAGAGAGAAGAAAGCGTGAAGAGGAAGCTTTGAACAGGGGAACGTATCATACGGATCTGGATGTTGTGGCAGATACATTTCATTCAGTTGTGAGAGATATCAGGAAACATGGACATAGAGAATATGTTTTTGAAGGAGGACGAGGAAGTACCAAATCATCCTGTGGGACAATCATTCCTTATGAACTTATGGAAAATAATCATAATATTCATGCATTGGTGATCAGAAAGGTAAAAGACACATTGAGAGATTCTGTATATGCACAAATGCAGTGGTCATGCGATAAGCAGGCGGAGAACCCAATGTTTGACCGTGAAAACTGGAAGTTTGGACTAAGCCCACTCGAAATAACATATACACCGACTGGACAGAAAATATACTTTCGAGGTGCGGATGATCCTGGAAAGATTAAATCTATCAAACCGCCATTCGGTTATATTGGAATTGTGATATTTGAGGAGTTAGACCAGTTCAGTGGACCAGAGGAAGTGAGAAATATAGAACAGTCGGCTATCCGTGGTGGTAATGATGCATATGTATTTAAGTTTTTCAATCCACCGAAGAGCAACAGTAATTGGGTTAATATCTACGTAAAGACACCAAAGGAGTCGATGTGCGTACACCATTCAACATATAAAGATGTGCCGCCGGAATGGCTGGGAAGAGATTTCATAGAAGAAGCAGAGCACTTACGGGAGGTAAACCCGGATGCATATGAGCATGAATATATGGGCGTGGCGAATGGAAATGGAGGTATGGTGTTCGATTATTTGGAGCTGAGAGAGATTACAGATGATGAGATTGCAAGAATGGATCGTATCTATCAGGGAGTAGACTGGGGATGGTTTCCTGATCCTTACGCATTTATCAGAAGTTACTATAATCCGGCACAGGAAAAGATATATCTGATTGCGGAAAACGTAGTCAAAAAGACAAAGAACACACAGACAGGGCAGTGGATCATTGATCATGGATATGATGACTATGAAATTGTATGTGATAGTGCTGAGAAAAAATCTGTAGGTGACTATGTTGATATAGGGTTACCGGCAAGACCTGCAATTAAAGGACCAGGAAGCGTAGAGTATGGGATGAAATGGTTGCAGGGAAAGACGATTGTTATCGATCAGGCGAGAACACCTCATGCATATAAAGAATTTACAGAATATGAGTATGAGAGAGACAAAGATGGGAATGTGATCAGTGGGTATCCGGATGCTGATAACCACACGATAGATGCCGTGAGATATAGTTATGAACCACTGTGGCGTAGAAGTGAACATAAAGCTTAGGAGGATGAAATGGGAATTATACAGACACTTGGAATGTGGAAAGAGAGGATAATAAGAATGTTCAAAGGAAATATAAAAAATGAATTTGGTGTGACAGGAATTACTTCAAATGCAATGGAAGATGCAATAACAGATTGGATGGATGTATATCAGGGAAAAGCATCCTGGGTTGATCATACCAAAGGAATCAAGACAATTAAATTTGCAAAAGCTGTGTGCTCCGAGACAGCCAGACTGACCAATCTGGCACTGGGAATCACATTCGATGGCAGCAGGAAAGACTATATGACAGAATGGTGTGAAAGGGCGATCATGCCGAATCTGCGCCGTTGGGTAGAATATGGCTGTGCAAGCGGCACGATTATTATAAAACCAAACGGAGTGGGTGCTGACTTTGTGACACCGGACAGATTTGAAATTGTTGGGAAAGATGGAAATGGACTGATTGCCGGAATTATATTTGAAGATCGCTACAGAGAGAATGATAAATATTATACCAAGCAGGAATATCACAGATTTTTTGATGCAAAGGTCAATTATGGAGATGGTGATTACAAGAGTGTGAAATATTACCAGATTTCCAATAGGGCATATGTAAGCAGCAATTCAGGAGAACTTGGAAAAGAGATTGAATTAAGCCAGACAAAATGGAATACTTTACTGCCGGATGTATCAATTACAACAAAAAACGAAGTTGGCTTAAATGGGATGATGTTCGGGGTGCTTCGGATGCCGGCGGCCAATGACATAGATGTTGACAGTCCTTTGGGAATGGCAATCTATTCTGACGCGATGGAAGAATTAAAAGATTTGGATATTGCATACAGCAGATACAGTGAGGAAGTGAAGGACAGCAGAGCGTTGGAACTGATCGACAGAAGACTTGTAAGAGAACCGGGGCACAAGGTAAATGAGGAGGTTGAACTGGATTTACCGAAACATTTCATTCCGGTATCGGGCGAGGGGGATCAGGAATTTTACCAGGCGGTGGAAAGACCTTTGAAGGTAGATGAAAGAATCAAAGGAATCAATGCACAGCTTTCATACATTGGCTATAAATGTGGGTATTCCAATGGATATTTTGCGTTTGACCAGAAAACCGGGATGGTAACAGCAACGCAGGTGGAATCAGACGATCGCAGGACAATACAGTTGATTAAAGATATCAGGGATGCATTACAGGTATGTCTCAATCAGGTTTTTTACGCGCAGTCAGTATTTGCCGATTTATATAATCTGGCACCGGTAGGCAATTACACAGCAAATTATGCCTTTGGAGATATCACGTATAATTTTGAGGAAGATAAAGTACATCACTACAATCTGGCGGTACGGGGCATTTATCCGTGGGAAGAATACTATGTGAAGTTTTTAAAATATTCCAGGGAAGAGGCAAAAGCATTAATTGAACAGGCAAAATCAGAGAACCAGGCTGATGGAATAGAATATGACGAGGAATAATATATGCTGACACCAGAATATTTACAGGAGATCACAGATAAAAGTGAGAGCCTTGCAGCAGGCTTAAAAGAATATATCATAAAACGGATTGTGCGGAGTATTATGGTACGCTTGCAGCGCGGAGAGGAATTTACGCTTTCCCAGACAAATATGTGGAATATACAAACGCTGCAGGAGTCTGATTCGCTTTTGGCGGATATTATGAAAGAGATAAAAAAACAGACAGCAGAAAGCAATAAGGTTGTAAAGAAGGCTTTTAAGGATGCAGGAATTACAGCACTCAGATATGAGGATGCAGAGTATGAAGCCGCCGGACTTGCAGCAGCGATTGGCACAAAAATGTCACCGGAATATATCAGAATCCTTGAAAGAAATTATGAAGCAACAAAGGGAGAATTAAAGAATCTTACAGGAACGATTGCTAAGGCGGCGCAGGTAACATTTATCGATGCCTGCGACGAAGCTCTATTTAAAGTTCAGACAGGAACATGCAGCAGGTCACAGGCTGTGAAGGAAGCAATTGACAAGACTGTAAAAGAAGGCGGGATGGTAATCTATCCATCAGGACACAAAGATACAGTGGAAACGGCAACTCTCCGGGCAGTCAGAACAGGGATTGCAAAGGCGGCTGGGGATATGGCGTTAAAGCGTATGGCGGAGATGGATGTGTGGGCTGTTTTGACATCTGCACATGTTGGAGCCAGAAGTACGCCGATACCAGAACCAGCAAACCATGAATCGTGGCAGGGACAGGTATTCTATGTGGATCTGGTAAAGTTGGGACTTGCAAAAGAGTACACAAAAGAAGCTGAGAGAGCCAAAAGTTTACACCCTGATTTTATTGAAAAGACCGGGTACGGAACTGGCGAGGGAATATTAGGCTGGAATTGCAGACATTCCATCGGTACATGGATAGATGGAGTGAGCAAAAATAACTACAAGAAAATCGATACAGAAGAAAATAAAAAAGCGTATGATTTGCAGCAGGCACAAAGAAAACTTGAGCGCACAATCAGAAAGTGGAAGATACAAAAGAACGGCTATAAGGAGGCAATGGACAAAGCTGAGGATGACGAGACCAGAGAAGCACTTGACGCTCAATACCAGAAAGCAAAAGAAAAAGTGGCATATTATAATAAAAAGTATGGACAATTCTGTGAAGAAAATGATTTGAAACCACAATATGACAGGTTATATGTTGGTGATCCGTCAAAAAAAGTGATTGATAAAAGTGAAGTGAAAGCATATAATATGGACAAGAGGTGATAGAATGCGAGAAAAAGAAACATTCTGGTATCCGTGCCCCGATTGTGGGGAAAAGATGTTGAAAGTACGGCGGGACACAGTATTAATATCATTCCCGGCATATTGTAAACATTGCAAGGATACGAAGATTATTACAGAAATCGAGCCCCTAAGTAAAGTGATGAGCCATTGAGCCTAATACATGATGAAAGTCGTGTATCAGGCTCTTTTTTTATTTCGCGGAATGGCAGCCGCATTGCCGAGTCCGGGGGTAAGGACAAATCCTAATGCTGCTGGCGAGCAGGTAAAAGATACGGGAAGAGGAGGATATGCAACATGAAAAATATTTTTAAAATTTTGGAAGGTCTTGGGATTGAGGTGCCAGAGGATAAGAAAAGCACTCTGGAGAAGGAAGTTCATGAGAACTACCGCACCAAGAAGGATTATGACGATCAGGTGGAAAAAGCAGAATCGACACAGAAACTGTTGGATGAGACAGCGGATAAACTGAAAAAGTTTGATGGTGTGGATGTGGCAGATCTTCAGGAAAAGTTGAAAGAGACGACTGAAACATTGGAGAACGAGCGCGCAGACCGCAAGAAAAAAGAGGAAGAGGCTGAGAGACACGCTACGGTAGCAGAATATCTGAAAGAAAAACGTTTCGTAAATGATATTACCAGAAATGCCATCACGGCAGAGCTTGAAAAAAAGCTTGCGGATGATTCAGCCAAAGGAAAATCAATGGATGATCTTTTTAACGCAATGGTCAAAGATTCCGAAGGAAAAGACATTCCAAACATTCTGGTATCGGAACAGGCAGAGGATGATGCAGATAATGCAGCAGTTTTCACGGAGCCGATGGGAAACCAGACAGACACAAGAATTAAGGGAGATCCAAATAACATGGATTTCGAAACGTACAAAAAATGGAGAGAGCAGAATAGCTAAGAGAGGAGAATAATATGCCAAACAATTTTTTAACACCGCAGATTATTGCAAATGAGGCTTTGATGGTTTTACAGGCAAATCTTGTTATGGCCAATCTGGTCCATAAAGATTATTCAAAAGAATTTGTGAAGGTTGGAGACACGATCACAGTAAGAAAACCAGCGAAGTTCATTGCTAAGAACTTTACAGGAGAAACATCAAACCAGGATGCAACAGAAGGATCAGTACTTGTAAAGATGGACAGATTCCGAGATATTACTGTTCCGGTAACATCAAAGGAGCTCACGCTGGACATTAAGGATTTCTCAACACAGATTGTCACTCCGGCAATGCAGGCGATCGCACAGGCAATTGATGAAGACCTTATTGCGGTCGGACTGGAACATGCAAAACACATCGTGAAAGGAAATGCGAAAGCGACAAAGCCGGAAGATATCGGTAATATGGCAAAGCTCTTTGATGTTGCGAAGGTGCCGTTAGCAAACAGACGTGTTGTTATGCATCCGACACATAAGTATCGCTATGTAATGTCTGATAATATGTCAAAGGTATCGGAATCTGGAAGCGAGAAAGCTTTGAGAGATGCAGAGATTGGAAAAGTATATTCATTTGATACCTATATGGATCAGAATTGCCCGGATGCACCTGTAGAGACAGGAACAGCGACCGCATATAAAGTTACTGCAAAGAAAGGCGAGGAAACAGTAAAACTTACAGATGTGGATGCAGCTACTGGCACTGTGAAAAAAGGTGATTCCTTTATCGTTGAAGGATATAAATATACGATCGTGGAAGAGGCTACTGCGGTGGGAGGAACAATTGAAACTGTAAAGATTGACCAGCCACTGCACGCAGATTTCACAGCAGTGAATGCATTATTGATCAAAGAGCCAAATTCACTGGCATTTCACAGAAACGGAATTGCTCTGGTAACAAGAAATCTTTCGCTTCCTATGGGTGCATCAAAAGCATATATTGCATCTGCCAATGGTCTTGGCGTGAGGGTTGTAATCGATTATGACACAAAACATAAGCAGGATACAATTTCGTTTGATATTATCTACGGAATCAAGGAACTTGATGAAGAGATGATTGGAAAGATCAAGGGCTAAATATGGGATACACATCATACGACTTTTACAGGCAGAAATATTTTGGTGAAAGTGTAAGTGAGACAGAGTTTCCAAAATGGAATGAGAAAGCCAGCGATAAGCTTGATTTTCTTACCTCCGGAAACATCAGGAAGATCGGATACGCGCAGCTTGAAGAATTTGCCAGAGAGCAGATACAGAAAGCTGTGTGTAGACTGGCTGATGAAATGCAGGCTATTGAAAAACGTACAGCAGAATATGACGCAGGAAAAGTGATCAAGTCACATTCGGCAGGAAGTGAAAGCATTAGCTTTGAGGTAGGAAAAAATAAATTAGATGCTATCCTCACAAGCCAGGAGAAGCAGAATATGTATCTTTTGGCAGCAGCCGAAGAGTATTTACAGAATGTAAGCCCAAATCTGTTTTACAGAGGATATGAGTAAAAAGCAAAGACCAATGGATGATCTACAGATTTGAAATTGGTCTTTTTTAAAAGGAGAGTCATGTATACAGATACAATCACAGTATTCAACCAGCAGAAGGTAAAAAAGCAAATTACATGGTATCCAACCGTGATCCGCGGAGTTGAGTTACAGATTACTGCCGGGCGGAATAGAAGTACAACAGGATTGGAAAATGCGGATTCTGCCAAAGTATTCATAAAATATGAAAATAGCAATGAAAAGATGCTTGTTGAAACATCACCAGAAGAAAAAAGAGAGTATTTAAAACCAAAGTCGTGGAACGCTTATACCGAGAAAAATCAGGCTTTCACGTTTCAGGAGGGGATAGATTTCTTTATTCAGGGTGAGTATCAGGAAGAGACAATCATGGATACTGACTATGAAGATGGGTTCTTAAGCTATATGAGTGATCGTTATGATGATTTATTCCTTGTAAATAAAGCAGATTTATATAAGACAATCCCGCATTTGGAGATTGGAGGCAGGTAATGGCAAAAGGGTTTAAAGCGCAGCATTTTGAAGATTACAGTATCGTTAAAGGTAATGTTAAGGTCAAGCTGAATTTGAAACAATATGGTGAAAAACTCCAAAAAGCCCAATATGATTTAGATGGTCAAATTATGAATAATATGAAACCCTATATGCCGTATCAGGCAGGAACATTTCAGCAACAGACAGCCGCAAGGAGTACGGCGTTGCAGGGAACTGGAAAAGTATGTGCTGGGGCTCCACCAATGGGAAGATTTCTATATGGTGGAAAAGTCATGATCGGTGAGACAAGCAAAAGCCCATGGGCTATGGAGGGTGAAATAAAAATTCTGACTGACAGAGATTTGAAATATGCAAATCCGAATGCAACACCACAATGGTTTGAAACTGCCAGAAAAAATCATATGGATGATTGGATGATAGGTATTGAAAACATTCTGAAAGGAAATTGATTATGGAAAAAGAACAGCTCAAAAATGATATTGAAGGTCAGAAAGCAATAACGAATGCATTAATGGACCTTTTAAATGAATATCCGGTACTGAAAAGCACACAGAGCATAGACTTTTCTTTTCTGGAAGAATCAAAAGGAATTGCATTTTATGCTTTAGGCGGTGCTGTTGTTATCTCGGACAAAGAAAGTGTAACCGGTAATGTGGAATTGAAATGTCAGTATCCATTTACGGTTGTGTTCCGTGATAAGCCGATGAGAGAGAACAGAAGAATTGAGATTTGCACTTTTCTTGATAATCTTGGCAGGTGGTTAGAAATGCAGCCAATACCAACAGAGGACGGAATGCAGCAGTTGACAGAATACCCGGAGCTGACCGAAGGAAGAAAGATAACACAGATTCAGCGGACGACACCGGCACACTTGGACGGAAGGACAGAGGCAGGCGTTGAGAACTGGATCATAGGATTAAATTTACTGTATGAACAGGAATATGAAAAGGAGTGGATTTTATGAAATTAGAAAGAAAATGTTTTGCACAGTACTTAGACAGTACATTTGATGTAACAAAAAGCTCACCGGCATGGTTCCTGGTGGGTAAGAATGTAGATGAAATGTCTACAGAACTTAACCCGGATGTGACCGTAGGACAGGATGTAACAGGAGAAAACTATACAGAGGACAATGGATATACACCGTCCGTGGAAGTAGATCCTTATTATGCAAATCCTTCCGATGGAGCTTTTTACGAGAAGCTTGTGGATATCGCAATGAACCGTAAGGTTGATGATAACTGCAGAACATTCATCCTGGAGGTGCTTGTAGAGGATACAGAAGCAGAGACACATAAAGCATGGATGGAAGAGGTTATTGTGAAACCAAAATCAATCGGTGGAAAGGCAAATGTAAGTATTCCATATACCGTAAATTACGCAGGAAACCGTGTTGAGGGTACCGTGACAATCAAAAATAAAGTACCAACTTTCACGGCGAAAACAGCATTAACAGCATAAGGTATTAGGCAGACGCTTAATATATAACACGTGTGGGTGGCAGTGCCTATGCTGCCACCTAAATTCATAGGAGGACGAGACAATGAGTAATAAGAACAGAAAAGTAAGAAATTTCAATGGAAACAATAACAGCATGGAACTTACGGTAGATACCGGTGTGCGCACTTATATTATTAAAAACACACAGGGACGGCAGATCGGTGAATTAGTATTTAATCCGACAGATACAGATATTATCAGCAGATATGAAACGGTGATCGACCGGATCGGCGAAATTGAGACGGTGATCAGGGATAATCCGGGTGCGCAGGGAGTAATGCTGGTATCGGATAAAATAAAGCAGGAAATTGACTATATTATCAATGGTGACTCTACAGCGGCGTTTTTCAAAGAGCAGAGTCCATTGACCACGATTAATGGAAAATTCTACTTTGAAAATGTTTTAGAGACAATTGCGAAGTTTATCACCAGGGAATTTAACATAGAAGTGAATAAGACAAAGAAACGTATGCAGAGATACACCGGTTCCTATATGCCGGGAAAAATTTGAGTATAGGAACCTTGCCACAGACTTTAAAGGTTGGCGGCAGGGATTGGAGGATACGCACGGATTTCAGGGACATATTAAAGATTTTTGAGGCAATGAATGACAGAGAATTAGAGCATGAAGAGAAAATATATACCATGCTCTATATTCTTTATCCAGACCTTGAAAAGATGCCTGTAAGGCTTTATCAGGAGGCAGCAGAACAGGCAAACTGGTTCATAGATGCAGGAACACAGGATGATGAAGGTGAAAATGTCCGGAAAATGGACTGGACACAGGATGAACCGATTATTTTCCCGGCGGTCAATGCAGTTGCAGGAAGAGAGACCAGAGCCGAGAAGTATATGCACTGGTGGACCTTCCTTGGATATTTTATGGAAATCCGGGAAGGCGTTTTTGCAACAGTTGTCCGTATCCGAACGAAAAAGCTGGAGGGAAAAACTCTTGATAAATGGGAAAAGGAGTTTTACCGGAAGAATAAAAAAATCTGTGACCTGATCGTTGAAAAGACGGAGCAGGAAAAACAGGAAGAGCAGGAAATTAACAATTTATTAGGATAGGTCAGAGAGCCTTTGAGCCGCCTATGATAAGGTGGTGAAAAGGTGTCAAAGAAACAGGGCGAAGTAATTGTCGAAACCGGTATGGACAATTCAAAGTTCGTAAAAGGTGTAAATGAATTAAAGAACCTCGTTGAGCGACTGACCAATTCGTTAGGTAAATCAAGTAATAAAATAAAACAGTCTTTTTCACAGGGATTCTCAAGTGATGGGTTGGAGAAAGTTTGGGGAGAATTTGACAATCTTTCGCAAAAGGTAAATGAGTATAAAGAACGTTTAAAAATTCTGAAGGATGAAAAAGGTCTTGGATTTGGTGATTCAGAATATAATCACACATATCAACAGTTGGTTCTTGCACAACAGGAATTAATAAATTATAAGAGAAACCTTGAAAGAACGGCAGCAGAGGAACGTACACAGATTGGTATATTACCGTCATTAGCAAATGGTTTTCGGATGTTGAGAGATTCTGCGGCAGCAGTACCCGGAAGACTTTTAAATATTGCAAAGAGTGCGCCGTCTGCAATGCTTCGGGGCATAGCAAAGGCGGGGACGAGTGCAGCGAAAGCGGTTGGACAACTTGCGCTGAGAATGACAGGACTGCCGGGGTTATTTAAGAATCTGAAAAACCGATCCAGCGGGCTTGGCAGCAGTATTTTTAAACTTGGGAATATGTTTAAACTTCTTGTTGCCAGAATGGGGATGCAGGCTGTAATCAATGGGGTGAAGCAGGGATTTCAGAACCTTGCACAATATTCTTCCAGTGCGAATGCTGACATATCTGCACTGATGTCTGCATTAACGCAGCTTAAAAATAGTCTTGCATCCGCATTTGCTCCATTGTTGTCGGTGGTAAGCCCGATATTGACAAGTTTTATCAACCAATTATCGGCTGCAATTTCCAAAGTTGGACAGTTTATAGCAGCGATTACCGGAAAGAGTACATTTACACAGGCAACAGCCGTTCAGCAGAACTATGCAAAGTCATTAAATAATACAGCGAACGCGGCAAAAAAGGCGGCAAATTCGCTGTATTCGTTCGATGAACTAAATGTAATTGATAATAAAGATTCAGATTCTGGAAGCGGCTCTGGTGGAACTGTATCACCATCAGAAATGTTTGAGGAAGTTCCGATTGAGAGTGATGTGCAGTCTTTTGCGGACAGGTTAAAAGCAGCATTTGAGGCTGGAGATTTCTATGGTTTAGGTGCGATAATCGGGCAGAAACTGAATGAAGCACTGGAAAGTATTGAATGGACCGGCATTCAGGAAAAAGCCAGAAATATTGCAAATAATATTGCAACCCTTATAAACGGATTTTTAGAGACAGTAGACTGGAACCTCGTTGGTTCTACGATAGCAAATGGACTGAATACGATTGTTTATTTTCTGGAAGAATTTGTTACTACGCTTCATTGGGAATCAGTAGGAACGGCGATTTATCAGACCTTAAACGGTTTTATTGCGACAGTGGACTGGGGTGCTATTGGGAATACAATTGGCACAGGCCTTAAGGGAATCCTTACGATCATCTACACAACGTTGGAAGGACTTGATTGGAAATCGTTGGCGGATGGTGTGTATACATTTCTTACAAATGTTGACTGGAGTGGTATCTCATCTGCACTTTTCGAATCAATAGGTTCGCTGATAGGTGGTATTATTGCATTTTTGATCGAACTTATCACTGATTTCGGAACAGATTTATATGATGCCTATTTTAGTAATGGAGAGGACGGCATTCAGGGATTTTTAGATGGAATGTGGGCATTGCTGCAGGATATCGGCACATGGATATATGATCATATGATAAATCCACTTATTACAGGAGTTAAGAATGCTCTTGGTATCCATTCGCCGTCAACAGTATTCCGGGACATAGGTATTTATCTGATGCAGGGATTTCAGAATGGAATTAAATCACTTGTTACACCGGTTTTAAATACATTCTCGAATTTGAAAACCAAAATTCTGGATATATTCAATAAATTGAAAACAAGTGTATTCGGTGTGATTAATGGTCTGCTTTCAGGAATAGAAACCATGTGCAATGGTGTTGTATCAGGTGTTAATAAATGTATAGAAGCACTGAATGGGCTGAGTTTTACGATACCAGAATGGGTACCGGTATTCGGTGGAAAATCATGGAGCATGAGTATCCCGACGCTGAGAGAGGTTAAGTTGCCTCGACTTGCAACCGGAACTGTTGTGCCAAAGCAGGCAGGTGAATTTGCCGCAATCCTTGGTGACAACAATCGGGAGACGGAAGTTGTCTCACCATTATCAACAATTCGTCAGGCACTTAGGGAGGAACTTGATTCTTCAGAAAGAGATGTGAATGTATATATTGTTGCTGAAGGAGATGAAGCAGGATTTATGAGATATATTAAATATTCATATGATAAAGAATCACAGCGTATAGGTACAGATTTTACAAAGGTGGAGCCGGCATGATAAAGATAGATGGAAAACAGTATGATGTACCAATAACAGAATTGGGACTGGATGTAGAATTTCAGTATAAGTTTGCAGAGAGAAATGAAAAATATGAATTGAATTATGAACTTGGCGCAGTGTTTTACAACCAGTCTATAACATTTGCTACTACGGACACAACGAATAAAGACTTTGTTGCACTGGTGCAACTTTTAAGTACGAAGAGCAGTATCGATGATGGTACCGGTCATGAAGTAGAAATAAGGACACCTATGGGGAAAATGGTATTTCTTATGTATCCAAACAAACTTTCAATGAAGATGAAGAATACAATTAATAAAGACACAAATGAAGAATATACGAAGTGGGGCGGGTTCACAGTGAAGTTTATAGCGATTAAACCAGCAGAAAGATGGTAAGTATGAAGAAAATGCAAAGAACAAGCTGTAGCGCACATATGAAATTTATCGATGTAACAGCATTATCAGATGCAAGCGTGGCTACAGATGATAACCAGTCCATTGGAAATCTTGAATCTTTGGAAGTTGAGACAGATCAGGCGGATTATGGAACATTTGAATTAAACCAATTTGTGTTGGATGGAAATAAGAATGTTATGCCGGATTTACCGGACGACATTGTATTTTGGAGTGTTGAACAGTCGGGAGAGGACTGTTTATTTCAGAAAAATCCTAGACTTACGATTACTTTTAGTGCACAGCATTCATCGGCCGGAATTACGTTGTATTTTGCGGATGAATATCCTGCGGAGTTGACAATTACCTGGTATACATTATCTGGAAGTAAGTTGGATCAAAAAACATTTTATCCCGATAATTTGGTATATGCATGTGTTCATCAAGTCGCAAATTATGGAAAAGTTGTAATTGAATTTGTCAGGACAAGGTTGCCAAAGAGATATATAAAACTACGATATATTTTATATGGACGCTACATTGAATGGACTGGCGATGTGATCAAGACTGCCAAGATACATGAGGAGATCAACGAGATCAGTACTACATTATCTATTAACACAGCAAGCATATCAATATTGGATGCTAAAAACGATTTTGATATCAGTAATGAAAATGGATCTTGGAGGTCTGTACAGAAAACACAGGAAGTAACCTTTACGGAGAACAAAGATGGTGTAGATATTCCGGTAGGAACTTTTTTCATTGATACATCGGATTTCAAAAATAATACAGCAAGTTTCAAATTGAACGACAGAATTGGTCTGATGGATAATTATACTTTTTATAATGGGAAAATGTACACGAATGTACTGGCAGGAAAATTATTAGAAGAAATATTTGCGTGTGCAGCAGTAACAAAATTTATCATTGATGAAGAGGTATACAATACAAAATTAAATGGTTATCTGGCTGTACAGTCATGCAGAGCGGCACTTCAGATGATATGTTTCGCGTGTGCAGCAGTTGCGGATGACAGTAGGAGTGATGTTATTCGGGTTTTTAAACCAGATCGATATGTCAGTTCAACAATTGATACAGAAAGAAAATTCAATAACAAATCAAATGTAAAATTGGACGAGTATGTATCAGGGGTTTCTATTGAATGTGGAAAATATGATTTAGAAACCGGAGATTCAGACATTTTTAAGGATAATCTTCCAAAGGGCAAATCAAAAATAACATTTTCAGAACCATGTGATCCAGAATCATTGAAATTATCAAACGGAGCTTTTATAGAAAAGCATACAAATTATGTGGTTGTTCAAATGGAGACAACCGGTGCATGCGTGATCACAGGAAAAAGATATAAAAAAACTACATTTTCATATACAAAAAATGTGGATCATATTGAGGCAGGCGAATCCGAAAATATCAAGAAAATAGGGACAATTACACTGTACAATATGGAATACTTAGATACTGTTGCTGAAAAGTTACTATCATATTATGCATTAAGAAAAATTCTCAGCATGAAATATATTTTGAATACAGAGAGCGTGAGTAATTGGGTAAATGTGGTAGACAAGAATAGTAATATTGCAACTACGCTGATTGAGCAGCAGGATATAGACCTGACAGGAGGATTTATCGCAGCGGCAACGTGCAGAGGATATTCAGTAGTTGTTACGGAAAATTACTTCGCCGGAACTGAATTATATACGGGAGGAGATGTGATCATCTAATGGAAATGAGACCAATTATATACAGTGCAAAATTATCCAGTCAGAAAGTCACAACGAAAACCAAAGTTACAATAACGGTTGTGGCAGATGATGTAGAGACATATTACACAGAAACAAAATATACCAGATCCAGCAATCATGAACTTATAGCTGGACAGGAGATAGGAGTGATTTAATGGCAATTGTAAAAGTAAGGGTACAGGTTGATGGAGTGTGGACGAATCTCACATTGAGCAATGGAAAATGGGTTGGAACAATTACAGCCCCTGCAACCACATCATACAATCTGGCCAATAAGTATTATCCAATTAAAATTGAGATTACCAATGATGCAGGAACTGTAGTAACGAAAGATGCTACAGATGCCACTTTAGGAGAAGCATTGAGACTGATCGTAAAAGAAACGATGAAGCCTACGATCACACTGGTATCTCCATCAAAAGGCGCATATGTGACAAATAATAAGCAGCCGATCACCTTTAAGGTCGTGGATGAAGCTGGAGGCTCTGGTGTGAACCTGTCCACCGTCAAAATAAAAGTAGACAGCACTACATACACAACTTTAAGCACAGGAATGGTAAGCAAAGGGATTACAAATGGTTATCAATTTGTGTTTACACCGCAGACAGCTCTTAAGGATGGAAGCCATACGATCACGATCAATGCGTCAGATAATGACGGCAATGCGGCAACGACAGTTTCTTCGACATTTACGATTGATACAGTTCCGCCAACACTTACGATTTCATCACCTGCAGCAGGGCTCATCACAAACAAAGCAGCACTGAACGTGATAGGAAAGACTAATGATGCAACATCCAGTCCGATTACACTGACAATGACTTTAAATGGTACAAGTCTTGGAACAGTGACGGGAGGATCAGATGGAAGTTTTACAAAGGCTGTGACACTTGCAGAGGGAACAAACAGCATTGTGGTGACTGCAAAGGACGGAGCCGGTCAGACGACAAGCATCACACTGAGTGTTAAGCTTGATACAACAGTTCCAGAATTAAAGGGAATCACACTTTCGCCAAATCCGGTAAGTACGAGCGCAAGTGTAGCTATCACGGTTGAGGTAAGCTGATGGCATCCGGAACGATCAGCTTTGAACTGTCAACAGACATCACTTATGTTGCCGGGACTGTAAATGGTGTTGAGACAGTTTTTATCCAGGACGAGGCGTATCCGGTCAAGTGGAGAGCAACGGTAGATGTGGCAGAGGACAGCTTATACCATATATATCTTGAAATGTATGATGAAGCAGGTAATAAGAGTACCTACGAGAATACGATCGAGTATATTCTGCCGTGGTTTGTGTATGATCGCACACAGGAGGATGTAGACCGTGTACAGGAACTTCGGAATATAGGCTGGGAGAATATGACAGACAGTGAAAAAACGGAATGGCAGCAGGGGATGAAAGGCGCATTCAACTTATCGGATGTCAGGCGGAATGAAAATAACTGCTATGTCATAGCACAATTGCTGAACATTTCTCTGGTCACTTGTAAAGATAATCTCCCCACATATCCGGATAAAACATATTTTGACAGTCTTTTAAAGAATGTGACAGCACTGCGGAATGCCGGTTATCGGTATATAGAGACCCCGAAAGTTCCACACCAGCCGATTAATACGTATCAGCAGATCAATGATATCGAAAAAATACTACACGATATCTATGAGGTTTATAATTCGAACTTTGTCCATTATGCAGGTGAGGAGCTTTATGCAGGACAGAGTATTGGATTATTATTATAAAAAGAAAGAGAGGATTTTATCATGGCATTTAGTTTAAAAACATGGGTGAATCGTATTTCCGAGTACCCGAACAGAAGAAAATTAACACATGAGGACGGCAGCACGGAACTTGTGACCGTAGCGAGAGCAGAGGGACAGATTTCAGCAGAGGGAAATGCATTTTCTGCGGAAGAGATGAATGATCTGGAGAACAGGATCAAGGGTGGATTTGATGAGGTTAACCAGAGTTTAACTAACTTAAAAAATCCAGCTAAAGGGACAAAAGGTATTCTAGTTAATAGCGGTTCGCCTTTAACTAAAGATAATTTATTAATTTACACAATTACGACAACAGACGTTTTATATTCTGGAGGAAATTTAAGCATTAACGGTATAAGAGTTGTAGAATTCACAGCTCAAAAAGCAAATTGTCCTAATAAAATTGTTGGAGCTATAAGAGCTTTTAAAGGCGATAAAATTTCTTATTCTGCTAATGCTGCAGGCGGTACAATGAGTGTCTACGCATATAAATGAGTATGATAGGTAAAAAAATGATCACAGTCCATATACAACCGCATAGAAGTCAGAGTCACAATTTATTTTTATAGTGTTATCGTCCACATACTCTATATTGCAATATTTTGATATACCATTAACAATAATTTGTAACTGATGATTTGTTTTTAATGCAAATAAAACACAAGGTATAGAAAATTCACATACTGCTTGTTCTGTAGCTCTGTGGATCATTCCTAGATGTAAAATCTTATATTTACTTAATGATTCGACTTTTACATTTTTAGCACCACTCTCTGAAAGTAAACATTTATAATTTGCATAAAAGTTAGTTAAACTCTGGTTTTCGAAATCGAAAATTGGCATAAAAAGAGCCGGATCAAATTCCGGCTTTCATAATTATGAGGAGTAAGAGCTATCAATGGGGAAGGTTTTTGTAGTTCGTTCAAAATCTTGATAGCTCTTGATATTTATTATAGTGGTTTTATTAAAAAATGTAAATTCACATAATCAGAACATTTTCTTGAAAAATAAGAAAAAGTGTGTACAAAAGTGTACACAATCTTATGTTATAACTTAGTTAGAGAAAACCTGTTAAAGATGATTCTTTGACAGGTTTTTTAGTGTAAAAAATATAAAAAGAAAGGATGTGAAGTATTATGGCAATGAAATCCGTATTATTAGATCTAAACGGTCAAGTTTACACACTCGACTATGATTCTTCAACTAAAAAGTGGAAAAAAACCGTTACTGCACCAACTGCAAGTTCTTATAACCAGACGGATCATGTTTATGCAATGGAATTAAAAGCGGTTGATGTAGCTGGAAATGTTACTCTTGTTGATAAAACAGATTCTACATTCGGTAATTTAATGAAGTTGCGTGTTAAAGAAAAGGTTGCGCCTGCAATTTCTGTTACAAAGCCAAGTGCTGGTGCGTATCTGACGAGTAACACTGTAGCGTTTAGCGTAAATGTGACTGACAGCGGATCCGGTGTATCAAATTCCACGATTTCTGTAAAACTTGATGGAATAGTACTGGTTGTCACAAAAAAGACAATAACAAATGGTTATCAGTGTATTTATAGCGGAACAGTTAATGATGGTGCTCATAAACTTGTTGTTACAGCATCAGATAACGACGGAAATACTGCTTCAAAAACAGTTAACTTTACAGTTGATACAGTTCCACCGACTTTAAATATTACATCTCCGGCAGCAAGCTTGATAACAAATAAGCAGGCGTGTGCTGTTTCTGGAATTACAGATGATGTTACCAGCAAACCTGTGACTGTAAAAGTCTCATTAAATGGGACTGATCAAGGTAGTGTCACGGTCGCTTCTGATGGTACTTTTTCTTCTAGTGTTAATTTGATTGAAGGAACAAATACAATCGTAATCACTGCAACTGATAAGGCTGGTAAAGTAACAACCGTGAATCGTACTGTGGTTTACGATTCGGTATCCCCGGTCATTGTATCAATTGATGTCCCGACGGAAGTTGAATCCGGTTCATCTTTCACAATCACTGTAGAAGCAACAGATTAGGAGGTTCTCTATGATTGTCATTGAATCAATTGAAATTACTCCAAATCCGGTTGAGACAAATGGAAAAATTTCAATCAGTGTAGAACTTCATGAAGAATATGCTGATGAGAAAAAATATGAATATAAATATCCTTATCGGTATGGAAATTTAGAAAATTAGGAGGGAAAAATGAATCATATTATTATTTTAAATGATGGAAGAAAAGTGGAGGTCCAGAAGGTAGAAGAGTATGGTGGCAGCCTTAAAATAAGAATGCTTTTGCAGACAAGTGACCAGCTCAAATCATATTTTGCTGATGCATTTTCTACGAAAAAGATTATAGAAAAAGATGATGGAAAAGAAACTGTTTATGAAAATTACACAGAACTATCTTATATCAAGGAAGAAACTGGTGGAATTTGGGAAGTTGAACTTTCTCAAACGGATGTTTCTGTTGATGAAAAATTAAAGCAGTTGGAGATTCAAACAGAGAAAAATGCTGAAAATTTAGAGCAGGCAATTGCTGAACTGACCATTATGATGGCTTCTTTTACGGAAAATAATTCAGAAACAGATGGAGGTAATGTAGATGTTTAATAGAGATAGCGTGGTTGTTAAAATTTGGGTAAAATTGATTCAGGAAGGAAAATATAATGTAGTTCAGATTCCTGCTTTATCCAATTTGAGGGAAGAAGTCAAGGCTGCATTATTATAATTTTGCTTAACTTAAATTAAATAGAGAAACCTGTTGAAGACGATTCTTTGACAGGTTTTTTTATGCAAAAAATCACAAAGAAAGGATAATTTTTATGAATGAAAACACAACTGTGAAAGTAGTCAAAGGATTTTTTACAACTGTCGGGGCAATTTTAAATTCACTGCTAGGAGTGCTTTATATTCCTGTACTGTTAGTCGTTACTTGCAACATTATCGACTATATTACTGGAATTATGGCAAGCCCAAACAGAACGGATGGAAAAATCAGTTCGTACAGAAGTATGAAGGGAATCACGAAAAAGGTGACCATGTGGCTTCTGATTGTCGTTGGTGCAATCATTGATCAATTAATTTTGTATACGAGTGATACGCTGGGATTCGAATTTCCATTCAAATTTTTAATCGCATTAGTGGTATCAATGTGGATCATCTGCAATGAACTGATCAGTATTTTGGAAAACATAATTGATATCGGGGTTGAAATTCCACCATTTCTGATGCCTCTAGTGAAAAATATTAAGAGCCAGACAGAAAAATCAGTACAAATTGAAGATGAGAAGAAAGAGGAGGATTCATTATGAAGTACGGAATTGATGTTGCAAAATGGAACGGTACAGTCGATTGGGCAAAAGTAAGAGCGTCTAACATGGCTTTTGCTGTTTTAAAAGTTACAAATAAAAATAATGAAGTAGAGGAAGCATTTGAACAGAATTATTCAGGAGCAACAGAGCAGGGAATTGTTGTTGGTGCATATCGTTATGTTTACGCAAAAACAGTTGAAGCAGCAAAAGTGGAAGCAAATGCGATTGTGAAAGCTTTATCTGGAAAGAAAATCAATTTCCGCGTATGGCTCGACATGGAAGCTGACAGCATTAAAAATATTGGAAAAAGCAGACTGACAGAGATTATTAATGCAGAGGCTGATATTATTCAGGCGGCAGGATTTCAGGTCGGCATTTACTGTAATACTGACTGGTACAAGAATGTGCTGGATTCTGCATCATTAAAAAGTCGTTTTCCGTTCTGGATTGCTAGGTACGGAACGAACAGCGGAGAAATGCAGGAGAAGTATTCTCCAGAATCATATGCGATCGCATGGCAGTACACATCACAAGGATCATGTGATGGTGTTTCCGGAAAGGTCGATCTTGACGTTGCTTTTTCAGAAGTTGATGTTGCACCAGTAGTCCCAGATCCTTATAATTATAAAAAAGGTATGGAAGTTTATTATTCATCATATTATAATAAAGCAACAGATGACATTTCCAAGGCAAAATTTGCCGGAGCAAAATATAAGAAGGGAACAATCACAGGAATTATTAACGGTGCGCGGAATCCGTACCAGATTAATAACACATCCGTTTATCTCAACGACGGAGACATTCGAGAAGTGATCACTGCTAAAGCTTCTGATGTAAAATATCATACTGTGAAGTCCGGTCAGAATCTGACTGTGATTGCAAAAATGTATGGTACGACAATTAATGCCATTTTGAAATTAAATCCTTCAATCACAAATAAAAATGTGATTAGAGTCGGTGCTAAAATTCGTGTAAAATAGAAAAGTATTCCATGATATATTCCACGAAAATAAAAATATACTGAATTTAAGCTACTTATAGACGATATTCAAGGGGTTCGAGTCCCCTTATTGGCTTACATGAGAAAACCCAGTAAATTCAAGGAATCTTGATTTTACTGGGTTTTTTAAATATTCTATTTTTGCCGAATTAGTACAAAATTGCTGTTATAGCATATAAAAGAAAGTAATGTATTCCACGAAGTATTCCACGAAAATTTATAAACACACATTATTTTGGGTGCAAAACAGAGAAAAAAGTTTTTTATTTTCTTTTGTATCCGCTTTGTTAAATAAAATCCGCCAACATTCATATTTTTTTTCAAATTTCTGTTCATATGTGTTTCCGAACAATTTTTCAGACATAAAATCATCAATTCGCTGATCTATAAGCAAACGCTCCTGCGAAAAGGATTGCTGATAAACCGACTTCATGATGCTGTCTGTTTTCCATCCACCTCTGTCCTGCGCATATTTGTCCGGAATCATGAGCAAAGCCATCACGGACGCATTAACATGCCTTAAATCATGAAAAGTCATTTTAGGTATGCCAGAACGCGCTACAAGGCGTGACCATCTTTTTGAAAGTGCAGGAACTGTCAACGGTACAATCTGATCTGTAGGGACTTTGTCTATTAATTCTTTTATATATGGTGGGATTTTCAAAGTTCGGTGTCTCAATGGCTGCTTACCCTTATTTTTTACAACCTGATTTCCGTGTTCATCAGTCACGATAACATCTTTTATCGTTATATAATTTCCGTCCGAAGAAATTGATTTTGACTTTCTCAGCCCGATGATTTCAGATGCAGTGAATGACAGCCACATTGCAAGCAGCACCGGAAGCTCAATGCTCGTCCCTTTTACCATTTGAAAAATTACATCTGGAGTAGAAATTTCATTTTGCGTAATTGTTTTCTGGGGTAGAGTGACATCTGTTTCAATTCCTGGCGCATATGTATCTAGCACCGTCACGATCAGACCATACTCATTGCATACAGTTTTTGGCGAAATGGGAGCTTTGCGTTTTTTCGTAATTCGTTTTGATTCCTCATTAACCGCCTCTTTTAGTACTTCCCGGTCAATCTTTGATAATTTTAAGTGCATAATTGTTCGAAAAGCGTTTCGTTGAATCACACGGTAACCGGTGATTGTGGAGGGAGAGAGAACTGCATCAGATGCCGATATGTATTTATCAATTGCCTCATAAAGAGTCATGTCATCCGGTTTCTTTTGTGTGTTTTTATTTAATTTATATTCACTGATTTGACGGTTGACTTCTGCCGCTGATGAACCGGTAATAGAAATATAAACCTTTTTCATTTTTGGTTTCCCGGTTTTTTCATCAATAATAGGATTCCCATGTTCGTCAAAGCATGGTTCACTGTGGGAATAAACTTTTTTCCTGATGCTTCCACTCGGAAGCTCTCCAATTCTTTTCTTTGCCATAATATCATCCTTCCTAAAAAAGAGTACAAAAAGAACAGCCAGCAGAGAACTGTTGTTCTGCTTGCGATAGCTGCCTTAGAATGATACAATATGCTTGTTCAGGGCGTTGGTATCATTCCAATGCTTTGCCTCTGGTATCTACAGTACCAGGGGCATTTTAATTTTAGATAACATTTTTTATAAATTTACTCCAATCTTCTGCATAAGAGCCTCCTGCAATACCTGTGAAAAATTAATACCAAGAGACATAGCCTCTTCATTCAACCATTCCGGGATGCTCAAAGTTTTCTTAACAGCTTTTGAATTTGTACGCTTTTTATAAGCAAGCATATCAAATTCTATAATGACACAGTATTCATCTTTTCCAACCGGAATCTGATTCACTTCGGAAGCAGCAGGAATGTCTTGTTTTTCCTGTTCACGGCTTGTGAGAGCAAGTCCTAAAGCGTCAACAGCCATTTCATAAGCTTCCTGCATACTGTCGCCCTGTGTCATGCACTCTGGCAAATCTGGAAATGTGATCCAGAAGCCGCCTTCTTCTGCTACGTGAAAAATTGCCGGATAAAATAATTTATTCATAGAAAAGCCTCCTTTTTAGGTGGCTGGGTTATTTCAACCCAGCCTGTTTCAATATTGCCTGCTCCATACCCTTTTTAAGGTCTTTGCAGTGATAAGGAACAATTACTGTTTTTCCAGTCTGTGGATTGTACATTTTTACATGCGAACCATTTTGACTGATAATCTCGAAACCGTTCTTTTTGAGATGAGTAATCATCTCTCTTGAAGTCATTGGCATCTTTTGTATCTCCTTTCCTTATCTAAGAATATTGTAACACGTAACAATACGTATGTCAACATAATTATGTAATAATACGTATAAAATTAGAAGCAGAGTATTCACGCAATTCCAATTTTTACAAGCTCCAGAGCAGTAGGACATAACTCATCAGACACTGCCATTACAAGAAATATGATTTAATTTTAAAGTTATATAAATTGAATAATTATGTCTCTCGGTCTTTATGTGAGTTTTATAGTCCATTGCATCGTCATCATAATCTTCATAATAATAGCGATATTTTCCACCATAAATAGTAGCATCAATGGAAATGATGTTCTTTGAGTCAATAAGTTGCTTAACATGTATACAATCTTCTTTTTTTATATAGCCAACATGTACCCCATCAATAATTACTTTAATAGCATTTTTATCATACTTATTATCTGGCTCTTCTTCTAAAACTACAGATTTTGGTGCGAATAGGTATTTGTATATACGTTGACCTTCTGAAAATATTTCGAGAAAATCCTTTCTTGAATAGTCAAATTCATAATTTTCGATTCCTATAGATTCAATGTCATTTTCTCTGAATGATGTTCCAGTTACATGAAATTCTTCTGTATTATAGTCATCAATAGAAATATCATCAGATTTACTGCAAGGTGTATTTTCAACTGGTTGTGAAGAAAATGTTAAGGAATTATTTACTTTTACAACTTCATCAACTGGTTGTGTACTAATATCCTGTAAATTAATATCATTATTTATCCTTGAGCAAGTA